CTTTTTGATTCTTTTCCGTTAATTGATACTTTAGGTTTAATTGATGATGGTTCTTCAGTTCTTATAAATCTTATAATAGATCAACCTTATATTGGTATAGAGGGTGAATCTGTATCAGTTGAGGGTTTTCAACCAACTGCTATTATAAAATCTAATGTAGTCGATAGCATTGTTCAAGATGATAAGATAGTTGTTGATGCTATAACCACAAACAAAGGAAATACTCTTACAGGAGAAACTACTTTTTTTATAAAAACTGTAGAACCTGATAATACAGGTTATGTAAGTTTGATATTGGAGAAAGTCTAATGTCGCAATACAGATTAGAAACTGAAGAGGATATGAGTTCATATTTAGATACTAATTTTGGTCATGGTGTAACTGCTGTTTATACAGTTGGTGGATCATCTTCAACAATAAATATTATTATTAATAATGAATATGTTGAGCAAATAGAGGGAACTGGTGTAGAAGCATTAAAACCTATTGCATATTGTAGAACTATAGATGTTCCTAATATAGCTTTTGGAAATACTCTAAATGTATCAGCTATAAAAGATGTTGATGGTAATACCTTAAAAGCAGCACAAAATTATACTATTGTTAATGTTCAATCAGATAGAACAGGTTTTTCTGTATTAATGTTAGAAGAAATATAATGGCAAATCATATTAGACAACAGATTAGAGAGAGAGCAGGTACAGTTCTAAATAATCTTACTACTACAGGTACTAATGTTTTTGAAACTAGGATTTATCCCTTAGAAAATACAAATTTACCAGCATTAGTAATTTATACAAAAGATGAAACTTCTGAACCTATAGTAGTAAGTACAAATAGACTTATGAGTAGAGAATTAGAATTAATTGTTGAAATATATGTAAAACAAACAAGTAACTTTGATGATGAAATTGATAAAATATGTAAAGAGGTTGAAGTAGCTATAAGTGCTGATACAACATTAAATGGTCTCACCAAAGACTGTTTTTTACAATCAACAAGTATAGAATATAATACAGAGGGAGAACAACCATTGAGTTTTGCTGTTCTCACATTTTTAACTAACTACTATGTTAAGGAGACTGCTCCTGATGTAGCAGTTTAACGAGGTACAATTATGAAAATGATTTCACCAAATGGTAAAAGTTCTATAGATGCTCACCCTGATAGTGTTGAGTATCTAAAGAGTAAGGGTTGGAAAGAGGAAGCAATCCCATCGAAAGATAAACCTAAATCTTCTTCTAAAACTAAAAACGAGGAATAAATATGGCAACTCACTTAGGAAAAGAGGGAACAGTACAAGTTGGCTCTAATGCTATTGCTGAAATTAGAGGTTTTAGTATAGATGAAACTATTGATACTGTTGAAGATACTTCAATGGGTGATAGTTCAAAAACATACTTAGCATCTATAAAAGACTTTAGTGGAACAGTTGATGTTCTTTATGATGAAACTGATACTAATGGTCAAACAGCATTATCATTAGGTTCATCTGTAACATTAAACTTCGCACCTGAAGGTACAGATAGTGGCGATGTAAAACTAACTGGTACTGCTATAGTAACTGGTAAATCTATTACATCGACATTTGATGGTTTAGTAGAATCTACTATTACTGTTCAAGGTACTGGTGGTCTTACAACTACTACATACTAAAAATGTCAGCGATAGATAATGCAAAAAATCATTACAACAGCATAGAGACTAAAGTTATTGAAGTTCCTGAATGGGGTGATGAGGATGGAAAACCTCTAAAAATTTTTTCCAAGCCTATCACCCTACGGGAAATGAAAAGATTTATGCACTTAGCTAAAGATGATGAGGTGGAAATGCTTGTCTATGTTTTAATTTATAAAGCATTAGATGAAGCAGGAGAGAAAATTTATACAGTAGAACATAAAAATGATCTACTAAATAATGTTGATAGTAGCGTTTTAGTGAGAGTGGCTACAGAGATTATGGGTAATATTTCACAAGGACAAATGCAAAAAAAGTAGTTGAAGATAAGCAATTATATTCAATGTATGCTTTAGCTGAAAGACTGCATAAAACTGTTAGTGAAATTGAACAAATGCCCTTAGAAGAATTTAATGGTTGGATTGCTTATCTAAATATACAAGCAGAGGAAATGAAAAAACAAAATGGCTAGACAAGATATAAAAGTTAGAATACTTGGTGAAAATAAAACTGGTGCTGCTTTTAAAAAGTTTAGAGGTGATGTTGATTCTACAAAAAATGCTATAGCAAGTCTAAGAAATCAAATCATAGCTGCTTTTGGTGTTCGAGAGATTATTAGAGCAGGTGATACATTTGTAAATGTCCAAAATAGAATGATGGCTCTTTCTGGATCAGCAGAAAAAACAGCAGATGCGATGGCTCACATGAAAAGAATTGCTAATGAGTCAAGATCAGATTTTGATGCAATAGGAGCTTTGTTTACAAGATTGACTATTGCTACACAAGAATTAGGTGTTTCACAAAATGATATAGCAAAAGCAACACAAACAG